AAAGCTTTACATTTATACAATATTATGATAGGATACCTTTATTATGGATTTAGAAAAACTACAAGAACAAGCTGATAGTGATTTAAAAATTAACGATACTGAACTTGATTTAGAATCACTTAAAACCCCACAACTACACAACAAGTACCTAAAACATTTAACTAAATTTAAGTTAATGTTAAGTCGTGCTGAGGGTGATTTGTACAATACAAAAAGACAACTTTGGGAATACTATACTGGTAAGGCAGACGCTTCAGTATATGCACAAAAACCTTTTAACTTTAAATTATTAAGACAAGATGTTGACCAATATATTTACTCAGATGAAGAGTATATTAAGGCAAAACAAAAGGTTGATTATCTACAAGCGTGTGTAGATTTCCTAGATAGAACAATTAGACAAATCACTAATAGAACTTTCACAATCAAAAATGCAATTGATTGGCGTAGGTTTACTAGTGGTGCTGTGTAATGCAGATATCGGATTATATTCACACATACCCCGAAGTTATTACCAATGAACTGGCTGATAATGTAATAAATCATTATCACACAAACGGTCAATGGAATCAATCATCTTTTTCTACTAACGAAGGAGTATCTCCTAGAAGTAAAGAAAGAGTTGATATGAAAGAATACTGGATTAATAAACAAGATAAGTTTTATGAAGAATTAAAAACAGGATTTAGAAGTATGGTAGATGATTATATCAAAACACATACTAAAATAATACCACAAAGTTTTACACCTTTTAGAATGAATCATTATTCAGAGGGTGGTTTTATGCAAAATCATATTGATAATATACACCACTCACATGGTCAACAATACGGTTACCCACATGTAACAGCATTAATGTTTTTACAAACTGCTGATGAGGGTGGAGAAATTGTGTTTTGTGATGGCGAATATATACCTAAGCAAACAAAAGGTTCAGGCGTTGTTTTTCCTAGTAATTTTATGTTTTCACACGAAGTTAAAAAAGTAATTAAAGGTGACCGATATTCACTTATGACATGGATTTTATAAATGAGTTTAACAAGATATTTAATTATAGATAAAAAAGATGATGTCTATTTAAAGATTGAAGCTGATGATGACATACGAAGAGAACTAGGACAATTCTTTACATTTGAAGTACCTGGTTTTAAATTTATGCCACAGTTTAGAAACAGAGTGTGGGATGGAAAAATCAGATTATTCTCATATCAAACAGGACAAATCTATGTTGGCCTATACCCTTATATATTAAAGTGGTGTGAAGATAATAATGTACAAGTTGTTGATGGTACAAAGATACAAGACACAAAGGTAGATGACGCAAAGGTTGACAAGTTTATTGAAGCACTAAATATTCCATTCAAGGTCAGAGATTACCAAAAGGAGGCATTTATATATGCAGTTAGAAAAAATAGGACTTTATTACTTTCACCCACAGCTAGTGGAAAATCTCTTATTGTCTATCTTCTTATTAGGTTTAACATTCTCAGGTTAAAAGAAGATAAGAAAAAGATATTAATTATTGTACCTACAACATCTTTAGTAGAACAATTATTCAAAGATTTTAAAGATTATGGTTGGTCGCCTGAAAGACATGTACATAGAATATATCAAGGTCATTCTAAAGAAACAACTAAACCTGTAATCATATCTACATGGCAATCTATATACAATCAACCTAAAAAATACTTTAAAGATGTAGGTATGATAGTAGGTGACGAAGCACATTTATTCAAAGCTGTTTCACTTACTAAGATATTGACAAAATTAGAAAAATGCCCATATAGAATAGGACTAACTGGTACTTTAGACGGTACACAAACACATAAGTTAGTATTAGAAGGACTGTTTGGTACAGTCAACAAGGTTGTTTCTACAGTAGAACTACAAGAAAAGAAACAGTTAGCAGACTTAAAGATATTCTGTCTAATATTAAAACATGGTGCGATTGAGTGTAAACATGCTAGTGGTATGAACTACCAAGAAGAGATGGATTACTTGGTACAATCTGATAAGAGAAACAAGTTTATACGAAACTTGGCCGCTGGATTGAATGGCAATACATTATGTTTATTTCAATATGTAGAAAAACACGGTAAGGACTTATACGAATCAATAAAAGACAAAGCAAAAGATAAGAAGGTATTTTATGTTCACGGAGGAGTTGATACAGACGAAAGAGAAGAGATTAGAGAAATTACGGAGAAGGCTGACGGAGCTATTATTGTTGCGAGCTATGGGACTTTCTCTACAGGCATTAACATTAGGAATTTGCATAACATTATTTTTGCTAGTCCTTCTAAATCTAGGATAAGAAACTTACAATCTATTGGTCGTGGATTGCGATTGAAAGATAATAATAGTCATGCAACTTTATATGATATATCAGATGACTTAACATATAATGAGAAAGAGAACTACACACTTAATCACTTTAGAGAAAGGATAAATATCTATAGTGAAGAAGATTTTGATTATGAAATACATAACATAGAGTTAAACAATGAACCAACCAAGAGTTAAAATTATTAAACTTATTAACGGTGACGACATTGTTACCGTTCTACCTACTGGTGACAAACAGTTGCCAGACAATGGTGCATTACTCAGATTAGATAAACCTTTACAAATTAAATATGTGCCACAAATGACACCTATGGGGTTTAGAGATTATATTGCTTTAATTCGTTGGACTAATTATACTATGGATAAAGTGGTCACCATTCCTAAAGATAAAATTATGACAATCACAAACGCCTCACTAGAAATGGCCGGCAGTTATGATGAGATTATTAAGAATTATGATAACTTAGATAAACCTAAGAGAGATGAGAACTATCATAAACAAGAATTCTCCCCCGAAGAAAATAAAAAACTAAATGAAATCTTTAGAGAATTTGATGATGATGAAGATGAACCAACAATACACTAGGTACTTAAAGGTGTTTCTGAAAACGGACACCGTTATTATACGCATAAAAAATATATTGGCAACCGTGGATTAAAATCAAAACAAGCTTGACATTTTAATCAACTTAGAGTATTATATATAGAAATTGAGGATATTATGGCAAAAGCAAAAGCAAAAGCAGAACATTATGTCAACAACAAAGAATTCTTGGCCGCTATGGTCGAGTATAAAAAGACTGTTGACAAAGCAAAAAAAGCTGGGAAGAAAAATCCTAGAGTACCCGATTATGTCGGTGAATGTTTTTTAAAAATAGCGAATCACTTATCATACAGACCAAACTTTATTAATTATACATTTAGAGATGATATGATTAGTGATGGTATTGAGAACTGTTTACAGTATTTAAATAACTTTAATCCAGAGAAGTCAAACAATCCGTTTGCTTACTTTACACAAATCATATATTATGCTTTCATAAGAAGAATACAAAAAGAAAAGAAACAAGTTATCATTAAACAAAGAATGATTGCTGAATCTAATTATGATGACATGACATTACAACCTGGCGAAGATAGAGATTTTAAGAATCAATTTACAGAGTTTCTTAAAAAGAATATGCCACAAGAAGAACCACCAAAGAAAGACAAAAAACTAGTTAAGAAAAAGAAATAATGAAAATAGCCCTATTGAATGACACTCACTTTGGGTGTCGTAATGATTCGCCAGCATTTATTGAATTTCAAAACAAATTTTATAATGAATTGTTTTTTCCTTATTTGCAACAATATGATATCAAAACCCTAGTACATCTTGGTGATGTGGTAGATAGAAGAAAATTTATTAACCATAATACAGCACACAACTTTAAGAAAGTATTTTGGAATAGATTAGACGAACAAGGTATTGATACACATATTATCATTGGCAATCACGATACATACTACAAGAACACAAACGAAGTTAATGCTATGCAGAACCTTGACATATCTAAAGACGCCAAGGTATATACATTAGCAACAACAGTTGAGTTTGACGGTCTACCTATATTGTTTATACCGTGGATTTGTGATGACAATGAAGCAGAAAGTATTAAGACAATAGAAAGTACACAAGCTACTATCGCTATGGGTCATTTAGAAGTAAAAGGTTTTGAAATGCACAACGGCCATTTCAATGACCATGGTTTAGAAAAATCTATATTTAAAAGATTTGAAAAAGTTATGTCTGGTCATTTTCATAAGAAATCAGATGATGGTCATATCTATTATCTTGGTACACAGTATGAAATGACATGGTCAGACTATGAATGTCCTAAAGGTTTTCATATCTTTGATACTCAAACAAGAGAGTTGACAAGAATAGAAAATCCTAATAAAATGTTTAAAAAAATTATCTATAATGATAAAGAAACAAACTATGATGAGATAGACATTAATCAGTTTGACAAATGTTTTGTTAAGTTATTTGTATCTAATAGGTCAGACAATGATATGTTTGAAAGATTAATGGATAGATTATATAACTCTATCAACATACATGCTATTGATGTAATCGAAGACCCTACAGATATTGGTGCTTCAGTAAGAGAAGATATATTAGAACAAGGTGAAGACACACTTACCTTTTTAGGTAACTATATCGACCAGACAGATATAAAATTAGATAAACAAAAATTAAAACAGTTTGCAAAAGAACTGTACATGGAAGCTAGTGAATGATACTATTTAAGAGAATATCATATAAAAACTTTTTATCAACAGGCAATCAGCCAATAGAAATAGATTTAAGTATATCACAAACTACTTTAATCGTAGGTACAAATGGCACAGGCAAGTCAACATTACTAGACGCATTGTGTTTTGTGCTATTCAACAGACCATTTAGAATTATTAAGAAAGAACAAATGGTAAATACCATTAACAATGGTGATTGTGTGGTAGAAGTTGAGTTTGATGTTGGTACAAAAAACTATATTATAAGAAGAGGTATAAAACCAAATCTATTTGAAATATATTGTAATGGTAAACTTATCAATCAAGACGCCAACAATGTAGATTATCAAAAGTATCTTGAAACAAACATAATGAAACTGAATTACAGGTCATTTATTCAGGTGGTTTTATTAGGTTCTTCCTCATACGAACCGTTTATGAAGATGAAACCAAGATACAGACGAGAAGTTGTCGAAGAGATACTTGATATTAGAGTTTTTGGCCTAATGGACCTCATTTTGCGTTCCCAACAGAGCGACCTTCAAAAAAAGTTAACGGAGGTTAGGCACCAATGCGAGTTAATAAAGACTAAGTATGAAACTGAAGCAAAATACTTAACTACTCTGGAAACCAAAGGAACAGACAACCTGACGGTACAGCAAAAAAAGATAGAACAAAACGAAGAAAATAGATTAAAATATGAACAAAAACTACAAGAACTGAATGAAGAGATAGCAGTTAGTCAAAATGCTTTAAGTGGCCATGATACAGTAGCCAAAAAGGTTAAAGAACTAGAAAAATTTGAAACGAAGATAGAACAAAATCTATCTACACACAAAAAGACTTTAAACTTTTTCAAAGAGAATGACACATGTCCGGTGTGTACACAATCTATTGATACAAAATTTAAGGAAGAAAAATGCAATCACGAAACTACAACAATTTCCAAGCTAGAATCAGGTCTCAAGCAGCTCGTAGAAGAACTTACTTCACACGAAATGAAACTAACGAATTACGGCAAGATGTCGGAAAAGATACAATCAATGAATGTAGAGATAGCAAAAGTGGCGAGCAGTCTATCAGCTCTGAAAAAACACAGCGACCAAATTCAGCAAGAGATTTCTACAGCTAGTCAAAAAGATAGTGACATTGAAAAGATAGAACTTGAACTAGCTCAGATGTCAGCAGACCTTGGTGTAGCAGACGCACACTTAACAGATGTACAAGAAGAAAAAGAATATGTTGATGTGTTAAGAGAGATACTTAACGACAAAGGTGCTAAGGCAAATATAATTCGTAAGTATGTACCTATTATGAATCAACTTATTAATAAGTATCTACAATCAATGGACTTCTATATCTCATTTAATTTAGATGAAGAGTTTAATGAAACAGTTAAGAGTAGATTTAGAGATACATTTAATTATAATAACTTTAGTGAGGGTGAGAAAATGAGAATTGACCTTGCCTTACTATTTACATGGCGTGATATCGCTAGAATGAAGAACAGTACCAATACAAATCTATTAATACTAGATGAGATATTTGATTCATCACTAGACGGCCAAGGTACAGATGACTTCTTTAAAATCATTAAAGGTTTAGAAAAAGAAAACATCTTTATTATATCACACAAAGGAGATATTTTGTTTGACAGGTTTACAAACATTATTAAATTTGAAAAACATCAAAACTTCACACAGTTAGGAACAATATGAAAGAACTAAAACTAATACCACCAAATGACCCTAGAGTACAATCAGCAATAGCACCTTTTACAGATGATATGTTGAAAGAACATGACTTTAAGGACAGACAAGAGTTGGTTGAGGCAATGTTTTTGGTGATGAAGAAATTTGGTGGTATAGGTCTAACTTGTAATCAAGTAGGTCTTCCTTTTAATATGTTTGTAGCAGGTGGCCATCAAGGTATTGAAAAAGGTATGTCAATCGCAATGTTTAATCCTATGATTGTATCAGTAGGTGAAGAGAAACTTAGAATGAAAGAGGGTTGTTTAACTTATCCTTTTTTATTTTTAGATATAGAAAGACCTAGAAAATGTGTGATGAAATATGAAGACGCTGAAGGCAAATTACAAGAGGCACATTTAGACGGTATGATGAGTCGTATATGTCAACATGAATACGACCATATTATTGGTAGAAACTTCACAGAGGGTGTATCTAAACTGAAATTAGATAGAGCTAGAAAGAAGGCCATGAAAGAAATTAAGAGATTAGAAAGATATAAAGAAGTAAATAAAGTATTAGATAAGAACCAGACTTGACATTTTTAATTAGTTAGAGTATTATATACATTATGGGTTATTCGTGGAACAAAGACATGTCAATAGACGACCAATGGCAGAGTTGGCAAGACAATACAGATTTGTCTAAAATACCAGACATTGATACAGACACATTAAAAGATACAATCATTAAAGATTTGACATTTGTATCTGCTATGACGGTACAAGAGTACACATTGTATCAAAAATTTCAAGAGGTAAAGTTTAGATATCCTACAGTAGAAACAAATAGTTTCTTTGATGACAAGCCTGCTATGTTAAGACCTGAACAGGCGACAGTAATACAAGAAGTAAAAAATAATTTCTGGTTACCAGATGACCCCGAAGAATATTTAAATCTACAACCTGAACTAGTCTGGACAGATGGTGCTGAAATACAATCACACACAAATGCCAAAGGTTCTGAAATCTGGAATGCATTAAGAACATTTTTATCTACCATGAAAAACAATAGTAATATTGGTAGAAATCTAAACTTCTTGGTAAGAGATAAAGTAACACAGAAATATCTTGGTGTTATCTGTATGAGTAGTGACTTCCTAGACCTTACACCTAGAGATGAATATATTGGTTGGGAACGAGAAGCCAAGACACAAAGAATGATTAATCATACTTGCATTGGTAGTACAATTGTACCAATACAGCCGCTTGGATACAACCTGGTTGGTGGGAAACTACTAGCCTTATTATGTTTGAGTAAGACAGTTGAAGAAACCTGGGAACATCAATATAAAGATAAACTAGTAGGTGTTACAACTACAAGTCTATATGGTAAGACAAAGACTATACCATTATCACAGTATGATAGACTAAAACATTGGAAGAAAATGGGTTGGACTGCTGGGTCAGTATCATATGAACCAGAGAAAACGACCAATACCATGATACAACAATGGTTAATGAAGAACCACACATACAAATACTTTGAATGGTATGTTGCAAAGAAACCTAGTGGTCAACCTCATAAGAGAGACCACAGAAATAGAAGTAGAGCATTCACATATAGTAAACTAGGCATTGATAAGAAACTACAAAAGTCTGAACATGCCAGAGGTATCTATTTTGGTGAGTTATTTACAAATACAAGAGAATTTTTAAGAGAAGAAACTAATACGACAGGTCTGACAAGAGCATTTGACAATTCAGTTGAAGCACTTACAGATTTATGGAAGACCAAATATGCTAGAAAACGAATAGCTAGTTTGAAGAAACAAGACCGAGTTTCAACTGAAACTCATTTCTATGACGATATTATTTTCTTGTCATGGGAAGAAACCAAAGCAAAATATTTACCACAGGTAGGGAGATGAACCATGACTGGACAATTAGAATTAGATTTAGGCGCTCAAAGTAACGAGTCTAATAAATACAAAAAAGTAAGTGACCTTGACATGTATCAAAAGGTTGCTTTAACAACGGCAATATATCCGAGAGAACAGGCCATTATCTACCCGACATTGGGGCTGACCGGTGAAGCAGGTGAAGTTGCAAATAAAGTAAAGAAGATAATTAGAGATGGCTCAAATAGTAAAGATGAAAGATTGGTGCAAGCAATATCCTCTGAAATTGGCGATTGCCTTTGGTATATCGCTGTATTGGCTAGCGATATTGGTGTTAAGCTTTCCGACATTGCAAGCGATAATCTAGTAAAACTAGAAAAGAGAAAAGAGAAAGGTACTATCCATGGTTCTGGTGACGACAGATGAAAGTCGTAATCATAACAGGTGGATTTGACCCTATTCATTCAGGACATTTAGAATATATGATATGCGCCAAGGCTCTTGGTGATGTATTAGTGGTTGGTTTGAACTCAGATAAGTGGTTAGAAAGAAAAAAAGGACAAGCTTTCTTACCATACTATGAGAGAGAACAGGTGTTATTGAATACCAAGAGTGTCGATAATGTCATTGGTTTTGATGATGATGATGACTCAGCCATAGACGCAATTCTAAAAGTACAACATTTCTACCCTAATGCAGAAATCATATTTGCAAATGGTGGTGATAGAAACAAACAAAACATACCAGAATTAGACATGTTTAAAGGTACAAATGTACAGTTTGTATTTGGTGTTGGTGGTTCTAAAAGAAATTCATCTAGTGCAATACTAGAAAAATGGACAAATACACATACAGAGAGGCCATGGGGGTACTATAAAGTCTTACACAATGAGATGAATGTAGTAAAGGTCAAAGAACTGGTGGTAATGCCAGGTCAGAGGTTGTCTATGCAAAGACATGAAAATAGGTCAGAGCATTGGTTCATATCAAAAGGTACAGCCACCGTGTACACTTTAGATAGTAGTACAGATGTTGAACTACAAGGTGAGTATAATAAGTTTGATAATCTACACATTGCTCGAGGAGATTGGCACCAACTAGCCAATGAGGGCGAATCACCATTGAAAATTTTAGAGATTCAGTACGGCGAATCGTGTTCCGAAGAGGATATTGAGCGAAAATAGCTGCGACAAACACGCTTTTATTTTGTGTGTATTCGGAAACCGTTACCAGGTAACAAAAAAAACTTTAAAAAAAAGCGAATAAACGCTTGACTTTTGATTAAAGTACCTGTAGGATGGACACATATGATGAAAAAGGACACAAACACTATGACACTAAATCTTGAAGTTAAATCAAATCTAGCAAAATTACTTGCTAACGAAAATATTACAATTCAACACAACAAAGTTAAGACGGCTTCTTTTGATGTTAAGAACCGTGTATTAACTTTACCATTATTCAAACAAAAATCTGGTGATGTGTACGATATGCTTATCGCTCACGAATGTGCCCATGCTCTTTGGACTCCCTATGAAGAATGGCAAGGTATTGATAATGATGAGTTAAGGTCATATGTTAATGTGTTAGAAGATTGTAGAATTGATTTATTAATTCAAGCAAAATATCCTGGTGTTGTGACTAACTACAAAAATGGTTTTGATATATTAGAAAAGCAAAACTTCTTTGGTATTTCTGGTAGAGATATCAATAAAGAGTTTATGATTATTGACAAAATTAATCTAAGGTCTAAGTCATTAAAAAGATTGCCGTTTAAATGGTCTAAAGATGATATGTCTTGGTTGATAAAAGTTGACGCTTTAGTTACCTTTGATGATGTACTTGTTCTTGCAAAGGAGATGTTAGAGTGGCAAAAAGAACAAGTTGAGCAGATGAAAAAACTGCCTGACTTTGATAATCATGTTCTTGCAAAATCTTATGGTCTTGATGATGATGACTTTGATGATGAAGATGAATTTGATAATGATGAGAATGGTTATGGTAATTCTTCAGACGCTGAACAAAATGATGACCTTGATGATGAAAAAAATGACTTCAATAATTTTGGTGACCAAAAAGCAGATGATGAAAAAGATTCTAATAAGTCTGGTTCTGGTTCAGATAGTAACTCTGACAAAGTAGAAGAAACTAAAGATAAAGAAAAAGCAAATGCTTATGCCAAAGGTAGAGGCGGTGATGGTTTCATAGAGAAGCCATTGAAAGCAATTACAGATGAGGCCTATACTCAAAAGCAAGAAGAATTACAAGACAAAAAAGCTAAAGGTTACAGATACGGTAAGATACCTACTCCAAATCTTGACAATCTTAGTTGTTTGACTTCTTGGAAAACTTTCTTAAAAGATATGGAAGCATATAAACTGAAAGCATTAAGAGAATATGATACTACTAAAGGTTACTTAAAATGGTTAGATAATTCATACAAAAGTTTCACCAAAGAAAACAAGAAAACTGTTATGTATCTTGTAAAAGAATTTGAGATGAAGAAAGCTGCTACTGCTTATAAAAGAGCAAGTACAGATAAAACTGGTATTATTGACCCATTGAAATTGCCTTCTTACCAATACAACGAAGACATATTCAAAAAGTTAACAATCATTCCTGATGGTAAAAATCATGGTATGATGATGTTACTTGATTGGTCAGGTTCAATGAGTGATGTACTTATGAATACTGTAAAACAATTAATCAACCTTGTTGAGTTTTGTAGAAAAGTTAATATACCTTTTGAAGTTTACTTCTTTACTAGTGAGAGAGGTTACCATGAAGTTGAAAGAAAAGGTTGGTCTACTAATGTTGGTGAATACCAAATGGATAATTTCAATCTTGTAAATTGTATTAGTCACAGAATGAATAAAAAACAATCTGACCTTGCAATGAAAACTATGTATCATATGGCACATTACTTTAATGACAGATATACAAATAGTAGATACAGCAGATTTCATATGAAACCTGTTGATGATTATGATTATGCTCAACATGATAGTTATGGCATACCAAGTCAATACTATCTTGGTAATACACCATTGAATGAGTCTTTAATTTACATAAACAAATTAATTCCAATGTTTACTAAAAAGTATGGCATTGAGAAGTTAACTTTTATCACACTTACAGATGGTGCTGGTAATTATTGTAGAGGTAAAATCATTGGTGCTGGTGACCCATATAGTGATGAAGAATACAATAAAACAAATGTTTATCAAATTGGTAAATCTAAATTTACTAATGATTATGGTAGAGATATGACCGTCAACCTACTTGACCACATTAAGAAAACACACAAGTGTAATGTGATTGGTTTCTATGTTGTTAAAAGAATCAGAAAGTGGGACTTAGAACAATATATCGAATACAAAGATTGGAATGATAAAGAAATTAAATATGCTAAGATGAGAAAAGAAATGACTAAAGATAAAGCAGTTGCTGTTAATCACAAAGGTTATGATAAATTCTTTATCTTGGATGGTAAAAGACTTGGTGTAGAAAACTTTGAAATGAATGATGTTGAAGTTAAGAAAGGTACACCGTCAGAATTCAAAAGAATATTTGGTAAATCAATGGCGAATCGTCTGGTTTCCAGAGTTGTTTTGAACAAATTTATCAAGGAGGTTGCTTAAAAAATGGCAATTAATTTGATAGATGTTAGGAAACCGTTACCTGGTAACGAAAAAAAAGTTGAAAAAAAGAGCATTATATGGTTGCCTTTTACAAAAAAGGCCTGTATAATATACCTATATTAATAATGAGAAAGGACAAATACACTATGTTAAACACTAAACAACAAGAATTCGTAGATTACGCTGTACAGAAATTCGGCACTAACGAATTGACAACTGCTGAACTGAAAGAAGCTAATGCTCATTTCGGTTGCAAGTATGCCCCACAATGGCTAATCAAAAATGCCGACTACAAAGTTGGTAAATCAACATTCAGGTTACCTACTGAAGCCAATATGGTTTCAACTGCCTCTACTGTAAAGGCGTCTGTACCTGAAACTGAAAAAGTTTTGACTACTAAAGCACCTGAAACTGCTACAGTATCAGAAGCTGCTTATGTAGTTTCATCTTTAACTGGCGACATTGTTCCTAAAAAGGATCCTGTGTTCGTTTCATTTGGTAATTATCCTGATGTAAAATCAATTATCAAATCTAAGATGTTCTATCCTGTATTCATTACTGGTTTATCTGGTAATGGTAAAACTATGGGTGTTACTCAAGCATGTGCTGAGAATAAAAGAGAACTGATTAGAGTTAACATTACTATCGAAACAGATGAAGATGATTTGTTAGGTGGTTACAGACTTAAAGACGGTCAAACTGTATGGCAAAACGGTCCAGTTATCGAAGCCATGGAGAGAGGCGCTGTGCTTCTTCTTGATGAGATTGACTTAGCGTCTAACAAGATTATGTGTTTACAACCTATCTTGGAAGGCTCTGGTGTCTTTGTTAAAAAGATTAACAGATTTGTAAAACCTGCCAATGGTTTCAATGTTGTTGCTACTGCCAATACAAAAGGTCAAGGTAGTGATGACGGTAAATTTATCGGTACTAATGTTCTTAACGAGGCGTTCCTTGAAAGGTTCCCAATTACTTTTGAACAAAGTTATCCAAGTGTTGCTATCGAGCAAAAAATCTTGATGTCAACTTACAAGCAATCAACTGGTAAATCAGATGATGATTTCTGTAAGAAGTTGGTAACTTGGGCTGATGTAATCAGAAAGACCTACTTTGACGGTGGTGTTGATGAGATTATATCAACTAGAAGATTAGTCCACATCATTCAAGCGTATGCTATCTTTGGTAAAAAGATGAAAGCGGTTGAAGTCTGTACAAACAGATTTGATGATGATACAAAGAATTCATTTATTGAATTATATACAAAGGTTGACGCTGGCGCTACTGCTGAGCAGATAAGCGAAGAAGCTAGACAAGCGGATATAACTTCACAAATGGATGACAATGATAGTGAGTCAGATGACGATAGCGCCATCTAAATCTATCAATCATAGTGTAAGTCCTTGGTGGAGGGGTAGTGCCCTCCACCTTTTTACACTATCAAGGGAGGAGGTAATATAGAATGAGTATAACTGTAGAAGTTAGAGGCGGTAACCTTGAAAAAGCTATGAGAGTTTTGAAGAAAAAGGTTATGAAAGAGGGTATTGTAAAAGAGTTAAGAGCTAGACAATACTATCAAAAACCGTCAGAAATAAAGAGGGAAAAGAAAAAAGAAGGCATAAAGAATTACAAAAAGAAGATGAAAAAACTGGAACAGGAAAGATAGAATTCCATGCCTGTGCTTATAATATGAATAAATAGTGATACCAGGCAACTCGTAAGACCTGGGGCGTGGAGGGTAGCTTGACCCATGCATAAGCAGAATTACAAGCCGCAGTTAGGTGGTTCTGAGATAACAAAACCACCACCTAATTCGGGCTCATTGGTCTTCGTAGCACTACGGTGATAGGCTTAGTAAGATAAGTTAGTATAATGAGGGTGAGACCTACCTCAGCCCACCAAAATTTAGGGGCGCTAGCGTTAACCTAAATGTGTTTGTTTGGCATTTGCGCCTGGTTCAACACTCAAAAGAACTTAAGCTGCGGCTCG